AATACGGTTGCGATTTTCCGGAAAAACGTACATGGTGGCAGCCGGAGTTATACCCGTCTCCGTATTCCAAATCGGAATATCGCTACGCCCGCTCTCGCGGAGAAGATTCCGCAGAAAGGCAAACCAGACACCAAAGCGCTTTTCCGGGTTGGCGGCCGGGCTACTGCTGCCACAGGGCATATGGAGCGATAAAACATCCATATACTCGACAGCGCCCAAGCGCAAAACATCACGATAAAAACGTTCTCCTCCCCAATCAGCAGGGCCGCATACACCCACAATCTGCAATTCCGGGTCGACCTGACGAATAGCAGCAGCAGTCTCTTTCAGCAACTCAAAATACTTCTGAGGTTCATTGCCGAAAACAGTATAAGGCTCATTATAGATTTCCCAATAACGAATATGTTCATGCGAGGCACGAACAAGAGGAAGCACGTAAGACTCCAGCCACCATTTTTTCCAGGCAGCAAAGCCGGCATCGGAAAGTTGATCGGCCTTGATTGGGGCCCAAAGACAACCAAGAGGATTGAGATGTTGCTCTTTTTCAAAGTCTTTGACTTTTCGAAGAGTATCGATATCCAGTTTACCATCCTTGAAAATGCGTGAATAACGCGTATCGCCCCAGCAGTTGAAGCGACGACGCCAACTTACACCACTGGCAGTAAGCAAATCCGGACACCATTCACCGCCGGAAACACCAAGCATGCCATCAGCCGCGGCATCACCAACCGGAGGCAATACACTCCAAACAAGTTCACCGCGAGCAGCGTTGAAACGATCAACAACCTCAACGCGATAAGCACCGGTATTCTGAATATATGTAAGGTCATGCGGCGCGAGAATACCGCCAACACTATGAAAATCCTCCCAAATCAACTTGCCGTCGAAACCAAACAATCTGGCATCTGCCTTTCTCGCCACAACCTGGATACGATATGGCTGGCCGGAGGGAAGAAAGAAAATGGGATTACCCTTGCGTGAAGGACGCTGTAAACTCAACTTTAAAGGAGCAGCCGGAGCAGACGCAGAAGATTCCGGCACCGCAGCAGCAGACACTGGCGCTACAACTTTACCGCCACCCGCAACGGCACCAGGCTCCGCCGGTAAAGCCAGTGGAAAACATAAAATTAATGCAGTAATCAAACCCCGTCGGCAAAACTTCATTGCCACAAGCTCCCATTGTTTAATAGAAACAGGGATTAATATAGACGAAACAGCAGCGCAAGCAAAACTGATTGCCGGCAAAAAGCAAATAAATAACATCATTCCAACATCAAATCAACAAAGCATACCGTTTTGACTGCGTTCTTCCAAGCGGTCAGCCATCCAAGTAGACATGAATTGTTTAAGATTCTTATTGGCGAACTCATCAGGATTCCAGTCTTTTTCCAGCAGCATCGGCGCATAGGCATCCTTAAAGCAATAAAAAGCCGCCGGCATCCTGATTCCCCCCTCAAGAACGACATCACCATCAGTACGTTGATAATATTCCCCCTCAAATTGATCAAGGAGTGCAATATCTCCGGAGTTAATATGAAAATAGAGTACGCCTCGAACCGAGCCGGCACCAGGCACTACAGCAGGAAAAGTCTCACCCCGAATCTGCAGACGGCGATAATTGTTCAGTTGGGCACGGCAAGAAATATAATGCCCGGATACAACTTTTTCCCAGATTACGGGATACATTAAAGACCCGTAAGCAAAAATGTTCAAATTCGTCATAAAAATCCCAAAAAATTACAATTATGCCATTGTTTGATTACGATCCCCATCTCAACGATCGCGGCATTGATGTTACAATGCACGTACCGTGCCATCCCCGACACGTGTGAAAACGCGATAACCAAACTGTAGTTGGCAAGGGGATAATCTAATGCAGGCAACAATATTTTTCCAGTGAATTTTAAAGCAAAAAATATTGTATACAAAGGAGTTCCGAATTTAGAAGCAAGATTTTACGTTCAAACAAACGCACTTTTAACAGCATCTAAAGAAACGAGAAAAAAATCAAGAGGAAGAAAATAATGGGGAAATCAGGGCAAAAAAATGGAGGCGTGGATCGGATTTGAACCGATGAATAACGGTTTTGCAGAGCGCTCAATCGGTAGAGAAGCCTTCCCGTTTAGCCTCAAAAAGCTTTGTGCCCACTCTAGAAAGAATTGGTTTTATACGATTCTGGTAGATGGTTGGTAGATGGTACAGAACCATCAAAAGCTTTGTGCATACTCTTAGAATGGATCAACAACACCCCCACCAAAACCATAGGAGAAAAAGCAGTGAGTACCCCCGAAGCAACCCCCAATGTCCCCGTTGTAAATAACCAGCAACAGTTCTTCACCCCCAGTCAGGCAGCAACATTACTTCAAGTGTCCAGTAAAACGGTTCTCGCCTGGGCACGGCAAAAGAAAATAGACGCACTTATCATAGGAGATACGGTGCGCATCCCCCGAGAAGTCCTTTATCCTGCCAACCTGCCAAATAGAAGATAGAAGATTTTACTTTCTAAATTCTGTTGGAAATTAGGATGTTATACATTTGCGATAACACCCTAACCCCCTTATATTCTCCATCCCACCACAAAATATCCAGGCTCATACTCCGAGCCGGGGAGAGGATTTTTGTAATGATCAGTATGGGTAGTGTTTGTAATGAAGTTGGGTCAGAAGCGGTATCTTCTGATGTCGTAGTAGAAGTAGAAGTAAACTCGAACGAATTGCTGATTGATCTGGAAATGCAGATCGAAGCAAAGGCGATGGACGTGACCAGGGAGCGCTATGAGCGTCAACTGGAGCGCATGACCAGCCAGGGCGATGGGTCTCAGACTGGTGTAGGAAAGCTCTTCATCAAGAAGACTGTAGCGGCTTTTGCTCAGGGTATTGATGAGTTTCTGAACCCAGATAAGGGGCAGGCAGGTTGGAATACGGGCAGACAGAAGCATGTACGTGGTTTGTTTGATACCCTCGACTTGAAGCCTGTAGAGTATGCGTACATAACCATGACGGTCATCCTGGATCACTGGCTGAAGGACGACAGGACGGTCTTTCAGAGTTACGCACTGGACATTGCAAACAATTGCCTGCGTGAGTACGAGTATCGTCGCCTGAAGGCTGAGTATCCCGAGTATCTTGCTGAAGTCACTAAAGACATTCAGAAGAAGACCGAATCCAAGAAGCACTTGTGGAAGGTCCTCCGGGATATGAAGAAGAAGACTTTGGGTTTATACGACATGGAAGTATCAGAGCTGGAACGGCTGTCTTTGGGCTCCAAGCTGCTGGAGATTATGATCGAATCTACCGGGGCCTTTGAGCTAGACCGTCACGTCAAAGGGAAGGCTGATACTCCGTTGATTCTGAAGCCAGCAGAAGAGTCTCTGCGTATCCTGCGGCAGTCCTCAGACTGGTTTGCGTTTGCTCATCCGGTGTATCCTATCATGGTAGCCCCGCCTCTGGACTGGACCGATCTGCATACTGGCGGTTACTACAGCCCTGGCAAGTATCTTCAGCCTGATCTGGTCAAGCTGCCTCGCAAGGTCCTCAATCGACTGGAAGGTCACGAGATGCCAGACGTATACAAAGCAATCAACTCGGTGCAGAGTGTGGCCTGGCGCATCAACACAAAGGTTCTGGACGTGCTCAAAGAGCTTTGGGAGACTACGCCTGGCGGTGTCGCCGGTCTGCCTGAGAAGTACGCTGTGCCGCTGCCTCCGAAGCCCTGGGGAGAGATCAACTCACCGGAGGAATGGAAGCAATACAAAGAGCAGCACCTGGAATTAGTAAGAACCTGGATGAAGGCAGCAGAAGCGGCCTATCAGGCTGAAATCAGGTCCGTATCGAGACGACTGGCTATCGGCTCATACATCATCCCGATGGCTGAAGAGGTCCGTAACCATGAGGCAATCTACTTCCCGTGGACTTTGGACTTCCGTGGCAGAATGTATCCGCTGGTGCCTTATGTTAATCCACAGGCTGATGATTGCGGTAAGAGTTTGCTGATGTTCGCTGAAGGCAAGCGGCTGGGCAGTGATGGCGTCTGGTGGCTGGCAATTCACGGGGCGAATACAGCAGGCTTTGACAAGGCGTCCTTTGAAGATCGTGTCGGCTGGGTCGTAGAGCACGAGGAGATGATCCTGAGCTGTGCCGAGCGTCCTTTGGAAGACCTGAGATGGGCCGATACTGATTCACCCATGCAGTTTCTTGCTTTTTGTTTTGAGTGGGCGCAGTACAAGATCACAGGCGAAGACACTATTAGTCACCTGCCGGTGGCGATGGATGGTACCTGCAATGGGCTCCAGCATTTATCGGCCATGCTTCTGGATGAACGTGGCGGCAGTGCGGTTAATCTGCTCCCGGCTGAAAAGCCTGCCGACATCTATACTGAAGTACGTAAAGAGGTAGAAGCCAGTATTGAGCGGGACATTGCAGGTACTGACGAGGAAAAGCAAGCCAAGGCGAGATTCTGGCAGGGTAAGATCACCCGTAGCCTGGTCAAGCGTCCCACTATGACTACTCCATATGGCGTATCTCACCGTGGAGTACATGAGCAGTTGCTTGGCGAGGCTGAATCACTGGGCTTGCTGGTTGGCTGCGCAGTGCCTCCTCGGGTAATGGTTGAGTACCTCACTGAGATTGTCATTCAGGCGATTAGTCATGTGGTACGTAAGGCCAGAGAAGCGATGGACTGGTTGATGGAGGCGGCAAAGGTCGCCTGCAAGCTTGAGTTGCCTCTGGAGTGGACCACGCCTATCGGCTTCAAAGTCGTGCAGCATTACTCTAAGCTGGCGGGGAATCGAATTAACTTATTTATAGGCAAGACACGCATCCGGCTGACATCAGGGGAAGTTACCACTGAACTGGATACGAGACATCAAGTATCGGGCATTGCCCCTAACTTTGTGCACTCGCTGGACGCATCCATGCTAATGGGGACGGTGAATAAGCTGGTGGAGATCGGAGAAAAGTCGTTTGCCTTTATTCATGACTCTTATGGAGTCCATGCCAGTGAGGTAGACAAGCTTCACCAGATTCTACGTGATCAGTTTATCCGTATTTACACTAATAGAATTATTAGTAGTGCAAAGAACAAATGGGAACAGGCGTGGAACGCTGAGTTGCCTGATGAACCGACAATGGGATCGCTGGACATCAACCAGGTGCGATACAGCAGTTATTTCTTTGCTTGATTCTGAGCTCAAAAAGCTTTGTGCCCACTCTTGATAAGACCGCCAGACTGAGATAACCAAAATTCCAGAAAGGATTCCGATGATGTCAGTCGTAATATCAATAGTGGCACTTTGCTTTTGCGCTCTGGTGCTCTCCCGGTGGCTGCACAGTCACTGGCGAGGGCATCCCGTTCCCGCCTATGCTGTACATGACTGCTCGTATGGGCAACGCTTGCCCAAAGAAGTACGTCAGAAGAAAAAGCATAAGCGGCATATGGCAAAGGCTTCCCGCCGCAAGAACAGGAGAAAGAAAAAGTAGATGACCTTACATCGTAAACTTCACATTTGTCCTGAGTGCAAGGGGGAAGGACGGGTAGAGTTCCTCCCCGTTACTTCACGAGCCGATGATGAGTTTCAGATCAAAACATGTGAAGTCTGCAAAGGGTCAGGGCGGGTGTATATGAAAGTGCTCGTTGCTTATGAGCCTTATATGCCTCCCGATCCTCCAGACCTGGCACTGAAGATCATCCCATTCTCCCCGGAACCACCTACCGCAGGAGAGGAACGACCCCAGGAAACCCACACCCAAGAAAGCGCAGTTCACCAGAATGTTTTACCATTGTTTTAACCAGCTTGAACCCGATACCTCCCCCGGCCCCGGAGTGAAGGCCGTTCGGGTCTTCGCATGTAGTGCACGAGGGATCGCCACGATTGCCGCAACAGGACATTTTGAAGTCCCCCAGTCGGCCCAGCGAGTCCTCAGCAATCGCCCCAAACATAACCACAAAAACTTTCGTTCCAAATAATAAAAATCACCAAGGATACATAATCATGTCAACTAAATCCAACAGCAACCGTACTCGCCGTCCCGAATACTTCACACCCAGGGGCATCGCCAAGTTCGCCTTCCTGAACGATCCCCAGACCAAGCTTGACCCGGACGGTATCTACTCCGTGGCCCTGCGCCTGCCGACTGAGGATGCAGACACCCAGGTCCTCATTGACATTTACAACCAGGAAAGTGCAGCCGCTCTGATCGAGACCCACAAGACCATTGACAAGATCGACAAGCCGGTCAAGGTCAACGGCAAAATCATGAAGCCGGATGAAGCCAAGAAGGCCCTGAAGGATACCCTCGCTATTGCCCTGCCGTTTGAGACGGAAGTGGATGAGGAAGGTACCCCCACCGGCAACACGATCTTCAAGTTCAAGATGAAGGCCAAAACCACGGACGAAGACGGCAACGAGAAAGAACGCCGCCCGGCAGTCTGTGATGCGAATCGACAGGCCGTGAACCTGGATGAAGTTATGATCGGCTCCGGCACTGAGATGCGTGTGAAGTTCCGTATCGGGACCAACTACATGCAGTCGGCGAATACGCTTTACCTGACCGGCTATATGGCTGCTGTCCAGATCATCAAGCTGGTGCAGTTCAGCGGTGATGCCTTCGGTGGTTTCGGTGAAGAAGAAGGTTACAGCTCCAGTGCTTCCGAAGCTGGTGATGTACCCGCCCAGGGTAACGGTGAAGGCGGCGAAAAGGGAGACTTCTAATCATGGCTTCCAAAGCGCACAAAGACGCCGCAACCAGTCGTGAGGTCGAAGCGATGTTCAACTCTTACAGTAAAGGCTGGCGGGGATACTGCCGGTACGGATACAGCAAGGGCAAATGAGCCGAGCCTTTCGACCCTGCGCCAAGCCCTCGACGGTGGCCCTGAAAATGGGCTTCCGAAGTGGGTTTGAGCAGAGAATCTGTGAGGAACTGAGTAAGGCTAGGGTAGACTATGAGTACGAAGAAATGAAAGTACCGTATGTCATCCCGGCCTCTCAGCATACCTACACCCCGGACTTCTGCGTATATCTGAAGTCTGGAAAAGTAATCATCGTGGAGACCAAGGGACGATTCATGCCGGAGGATCGACAGAAACACCTGCATGTACGTGAGTCCAATCCTGAACTGGACATCCGCTTTGTCTTCCAGAACCCGAATACCAAGATCACCCCCACTTCCAAGACTACCTACGCTATGTGGTGTAATAAGAACGGCTTCAAGTGGGCGGCAAAATCCATACCGAAGGAGTGGCTCAGTGAGTAACAAAAGACTTAGTAAGGCACAGCTGGGTTTGTTGGAAGAGGTTGCGGGTCAGCCGGTCAAGAAGACGCTCCGGTTTGGCATGAAGCATAGCCACAGGTTTCGGGGAAACTTTGGGTCCTTTCTAGTAACCGGGGAAACGTTTCAAGTTCTTTATCGAAACGGCCTGATCCGCATGGATATTGATGACAACTGGCAGGTCACTTTCACAATTACTGCCGAGGGGTTGGCCCTTATCGATAAAGAGCTTGCCTCCCTTGAGAAAGGCAATAAGCAATGAGCGTCCTCAATGACTCACAGTTTGTAGCTCTCCACGCCATTAATAGTGCCCCTGTCCAAAAACCTCTGGCGCTGGTAAACAGCTTTTTTGGGGCCTGTACATTTGTGGATGAGCCCTACAAAAGTCTCTGTCGTGACCAGCTCATTAAGATGAAAATTAGTGAGGACTGGATAGCAACCTTCACGTTGACTAAAAAGGGCCGTGCGTTGTTTGAAAAAGCACAGTTATCCCCGACACTAAGGGTTCCCTTCGATGAGCGAAGTAGTTCAGACGCACCTGCCATGCCCTGACTGTGGCAGCAGTGATGCCCTTTCGATGTATGAAGATGGTGGTACTCACTGCTTCTCCTGTGGGGCAACTCACAAGGACTCGCCAGCTCCCGCCCCGAGACCACTGAAGGCAACATCCAAGGCACTGCTGACTGACCTGGAGACTGTACCGCTGGAACGGCGTAAGCTGACAGCAGATACGTGTGCCCGGTTCGGATACAAGATAGGTACGTATGGCGGTCAAACTGTCCAGGTGGCCCCTTACTACAAAGGCAAGGAGCTCAAGGGGCAGAAGATCAGATCAGCCTGCAAAGACTTCATCTGGCTGGGCAAGAGTCAAGGCATTGAGCTATTCGGTCAGCATCTTTGCAAGGCCGGTGGTAGGCTGGTGATTACCGAAGGCGAGATCGACTGCATGACAGTAAGTCAATCCTTCAATCACTGCATCGACACCGTATCCATACCGAACGGAGCAGCGGCAGCAGCCAAAGCCATAACCGAGAACCTGGAATTTGTTGAGGCATACACGGAGGTCATCCTCTGCTTCGACAATGACAAGGCGGGAAAGGAAGCAATTGAAAAAGTCGTACCTGTCCTGACTCCTGGCAAGGTCAAGGTAGTATGCTTCCCCGGTGGAGTCAAAGACCCAAGCGACCTGATGCAGGCTGGTAGAGGCAAGGAGATCAAGACACTGATCTTCAACGCCAAGCCTTACCGACCTGATGAAATCCTCGCCGGGGCTGACGTGTCCCTGCAAGACCTGTGGACTCCGATCACCCAGGGCGTACCCTATGCCTACCCAGGCCTGCAAGCCAAACTGCAAGGCGCTCGTAAGGGCGAACTAACGTTGTGGACTGCCGGTTCAGGTATTGGTAAATCTACCCAGTGCAGGGAACTGGCCTATGCCTATCGCAATCAAGGCCTTCGAGTTGGTATGGTGTATCTCGAAGAGAACATCAAGAAGACCGCTCAAGGCTTCATTGCCATTGACAACAACGTCCCGCTCGTAACTCTCCGATTGAACCCGGAGGTCATCAGCAGGGACGCTTACCAGGCCTCCTACAATAGACTGATTAAGGCTGACGGATTGTTCCTGTTCAACCACTTTGGATCGCTGGACGCCAAGAATCTGCTGGGTAGGCTACGCTATATGGCGGTGGCCCTCAAAGTTGACTTCATCTTCCTCGACCATATCTCGATCATCGTATCAGGAACCGAGTCAGGGGACGAACGCAAAGACATTGACGTGCTGATGACGGCCCTGCGCAGTCTGATTGAATCGACCGGCGTGGGAGTACATGCAGTGGTTCACCTGAAGAGAAGTGACAAGAACTTCAACGAGGGTGGGCAGATCAGTCTGAGTGACTTGCGAGGCTCTGCTTCACTGGAACAACTCTCTGATAACGTAATCGCTATGGAACGCAACCAGCAGGGAGAGGGTGACGAGCGTAATACATCCACCCTGCGAGTACTGAAGTGTCGTGAGACGGGTGACTGCGGTGAGGCTGGTCAGGCAGTGTATGTCCGTGAGAGCGGCAGGCTGTTGCCGAAAGAGTTTGCCCAGGTGGACGCTCTGCCTAAACCTCCTGAACCTAAAGATGAGGACTTCTAATAGTGAGAGCAAAATTAAACAAACAGGGCTGGCTTGAAATAGAACGTGCGGGTAGGATGAAAGTACAATACTGCCCATATGACCGCCCCTCCGACATCCCGGCCAGATGTGGCGATTGGTGTCCTAGATTTATTGAGTTTGGGAGGCTGGGATCTTCCGATTCTGTAAAGTTCCACCTTTGCGGAGAAGAAGTAATATTCTCTGAAGTAATTGATGAGCGGGAACCATGACTCAAGTTATATTTGACATTGAGACTGACGGACTCTATCGCAAGGTCTCAAAAGTCCACTGCCTGTGCCTCGAAATAGTAGGGCAAGGCACCTTCTCGTACTCCGATACTCCGGTGGAAGACGAACGACCACTGGCAGAAGGACTCAAGGTACTGGAAGAAGCCGATGAACTGATCGGCCATAACATCATCGGGTATGATATCCCGGTACTCAAGAAGCTCTTCCCCGGCTTCAATCCGAGGGGGAAAATTTATGACACCCTGGTAGTGACCAAGCTGGGATTCCCCTGCATTGAAACCCGTGACTATGCTTATGTACGAGCAGGAAAGTTTCCCGCCAAGTTCATCGGCAGATACTCACTGGAAGCGTGGGGACATCGCCTGGGCATTATGAAGGGACAGTTCTGTCATCAGACCGACTGGCAAACCTACGATGCCGACATGCTGCATTACTGCGGACAGGACATCCAAGTGTCGAAATCACTGTGGATATACTGCCTGAAAGCTGAGTTACCGGAAGAGGCCATTGAGCTGGAACAGGAAGTCAGACGGATTGTCACTGAACAGGAGAACTTCGGCTGGCTCTTCAATCGGGAGAAGGCCGAAGCCCTGTACATTACCCTGTCCGAAAAGCGCCAGGAACTGCTGGAGCAGCTACAGGCAATCTTCCCGCCCTGGCAGGAAAAGACTGTGTTCGTACCCAAGCGGAACAACAAAACCCGTGGGTATGTTGAAGGTGTGCCTATTGAGCGAGTGACTGAAGTACCGTTCAATCCCAACTCACGCCCCCACATTATCCGAGCCCTGGCTGAACGTTACGGCTGGGTTCCTACCGAGTTCACGGAAGACTCACTGGAGGCGGTGGAGAAGGGACAGGCTGATGCTCCCACTCCAAAGACCGATGAAGACGTGCTACTGTCCCTGCCATATCCTGAAGCTAAGGTCATCGCAGAATTTATGATGATCCAGAAGCGCATCGGAATGCTGGCTGAGGGAAAAGTAGCATGGCTCAAATTGATTGATCTGACCGATAATCGGATACATGGATCAGTTGATACGCTGGGTGCCAGAACCAGACGGATGACTCACAATAATCCGAACTGCGCCCAGGTGCCAGCATCACACAGCCCCTACGGAATGGAATGCAGAGAACTTTTCTGTGTCCCTGAAGGATACGTACAGCTGGGTATTGACGCTGATGGTCTGGAGTTGCGCTGTCTGGCGCACTTCATGGCTCGATACGATGACGGTGAATACGTCAAGACGGTCCTGGACGGGAAGAAAGAAGACAAGACAGACGCTCACTCAAGGAACGCCAAGGCTTTGGGGTTGCCAAGAGATGATGCGAAGACCTGGTTTTATGCCTTTAGTAAATGGAGGCTTTAGTTGGTAACAGCTATCGAAAACTGTGTGAACTCAGTGGACACCCGAAAGGGCAATACTGAACCAAGCCTGGAAGTTTCATTACTTCCTCGAAGGCGCAACGACTATCCTAAATGGAGTAGAGTGCAAGCGATAGGCACTCGAAGCGCACAGGGACCTACTCTAGGTCTATGATATAGTCTGACCTACATGGAAACATGTAGCAGTTCGTAATAGGACGGGTGAAGGTGTAGCGACCTTCGCTGAACAAAACGCATTTACGGTGCCGGTGACGAGAAGCTGGGACGTATCGGCTCATCACCCACCATGACACAAAGGGAGGCAATGGCCCTGGGCAAGTCCCGAAGAGCGGCCTTCCTCGACTCCTTGCCAGCCCTCAAAGCCCTTACCGAGAAAGCCAAACAGCTTACTGCCGAACGCAAATACCTGCTGGCGCTGGATAAGGTGCGGCTGGTCAGCCCCTCACAACACTCAGCGCTGAATACTCTGCTGCAATCGGCAGGGGCAGTGGTGATGAAGAGGGCTCTGGTCATAGCCGACAAGTTACTTCGTGAGGCTGGTATTGACTATCACTTCCTCGGGAACATTCACGACGAGTGGCAGTTGCAGGTACGGATAGACCAGGCTGAACAGGCCAAAGCTCTGCTACTTACCACCATACCGCTTGCCGGAGAATACTACGGCTTCCGCTGTCCCCTTGCCGGTGAAGTTAAGATCGGCAGGAACTGGGCAGATACACACTAGAACATTCAATCTCAGTAAACCACTATAAAACAAGGAACACCTCTATGGTATTCACTCACACTTACATTTCCAAGGTCCTCATCCTGGAACTCTGCATCAAGCTGCTGGACTACATCGTATTCAGTCGTAAGACCGAACGGCGTCAGCTCCAGGAGAAAGTTCTGGGGGACCTCCACAAGCTCCTCCAGATGGTCAAGAAAGATGTACCGGCAGAGGACATCAGCAAAGAAAAGCAGCGCCTCTGGAACTACTTCGGTCACTTTGAAATCCCGAAATGGCTCCACGCCTCGTACATTGCCACGCTTCAGCAGAAGCCGAAAGGTCCTCGTGACTGACTCGGTAAGGCAGCAGGTAGCCACACTCAAGGCTAACCGTGACCGCCCCATTCTGCTGGGTGAACTGGATGAGGCCCTGATCGGGTACTCGTTAGCTAACGTTACGCTGGAACGGGTGGCGATCTATGATGCCGCTAAGGTCCGGGCAACGTTACGGGCTAAGGGACTGACTGGTCCTGGCGAAGTTGAAGGATACATCGAGAATCAGCTTCTCAGACGTTACTTCGGCAAGGCTTCTCCGGTCCTGGTAGAACTGGCTCCGTAGTATGCAGGCCTTAATCGACGCCGACATCATTGCGGTGCGGTTCGCCTGCAAGCATGAAGTCCACCACAAGTTCCCTGACAATGAGTTCACTAAACCTGATGATCCTCCCGACTTTGTTGTAATGTATCAAAAGGAAGCGGAACAGGACTGCGACCGGTTCATCAAAGGACTGCTGTTCGCTGTCGGTACGGTGGATTACGTGCTCTGCTTCACCGGGAGCGACAACTTCCGCAAGGCCCTCAGCCTAACCTACAAACATAACCGTCTGGGTAAACCTCAGCCGATCCTGCGACAGCCTCTGGTTGACTACATGAAGGGACATCATCCCTACTTGCAGCGCCGGGGACTGGAAGCTGACGATCAGATGGGCATCCACCAGACCAGGAGGAACGCTAAAGGTGAACCCACAATTATCTGCACCATTGACAAGGACCTCGACCAGATACCAGGGATGCACTACAATTGGAACTCAGGTGAAACCTACTCCGTTAACCCGGAAGAGGGGGTTGCCGTGTTCTACCGCCAATGCCTCACAGGAGATGCCACTGACGGTTATGGGGGATGCCCTGGGATCGGCCCTGTCAAAGCTGCTACCATCCTTCACGGCCTTACGTTTGCCGCCCCTGCTGATATACACGAGGGCTGGCGCAGGATTGTAAAGGCATATGAAGATGCCGGACTGACGGAAGAGGACGCTCTGGATACCGCCCATGTAGCTCTCATCCTTCAGGACAAATACTTCAAAGAAGAAACCAGTAAGGTTCTGCTCTGGAATACGCCAGGCAAACCACTCAAAACCATACGTCTCCCCAGCTAGGAAGCCTAAAGGCCCAAGTGGGGGACACCACTAAATCAAAAGGAGTTACCCTCATTATGTCTCAGTCATTTATTGCTTATCTCACTGGTGTACCGTTCGCTCGAATCGTAGGCGTCCCTAATCGCCCCTTCTGTGACATCCCTGCCTGCCCCCTTATCATGGGAAAGGACGAACCTAAAACGAAACAGCTTCCTGAACAGGACATCTTCAATCTCCTGCCGTGGGACTGTAATTATGCAGCCGTTACTCGGAGCGGAGATGTACGTGGCTATAGCAACAAGCCCGAGTTAACAGAAGAGCTTGGGTACTGGTTGGTAGTAACCGAGGACACCTATTCCGTCCTCCTCGGAAAGGCCAGTGACTTCGGCTATGATGCCTCTCTCTGGAGAGAGTCTCTGATTGAGCGTAAGTGGTCTTATGTCGAACGGCAGAACCAGTGGGTTGAACAGAATGACATTAAGCCCGGCGATAAGGTCAAGGTGCTGCGTAAGGCTGAACGGCATGAAGACGGCTGGAAGAATAGCTGGGTATTTCGTATGGATGGTATAGTGGGGAAGATCATGAAGGTGGAGCAGGGAGCAGGCCACTCCGGCATACTGCTGTATGATGCTGGATTAATGGCAGCTTGTCCATTCTTTGTCCTGGAAAAGGTCACGGAAGAGCCCACACCCGTGCCTGACAAGTGCCTCGGCTGCGTCTTCCGCTTCTGCTGTTATGATGGTGAACCCGACAAAGGCAAGCGCATGAAAGCAGCCTGTAACTTCTTCAAGGACGGCGATACGGTGATGGTTGAGTCGATGAAAGACGGTGCGGAGAAACTCTACACCTTCAGATCAGTAACTATTGAAGGCGCTTACGTGATCGCCCGGTGTCAGTGTCAGGACTCTATCGGAGCCATGCGAGGCTTTGACGTGGGCCTGCTCCAGAAGGTGACGGGATACAAAGATGAACTCGTGCCACTGGACCTGAGCAAGCAGGGAGACAAGAACAAGCTGTATCACCAGTATCTGCGGCAAAAGGGAACTACGACCGATCTCATGATAACAGGCATCAGGCCTTCTGTTGATTCCATATGCCTGGATGGTGGCTTGCCTGAAGGTATGGACTACATCCTGAAAAACTACACCTTCCTCAACGGTGATCCGGTAGGTAAAAAGGTAAAGACTCCGATCCTCGCACCGAAGCCGGTTGAGCTGGCTGAGATCAGTTTGAAGGGAGCCTAGCATGGGACCGAAAGTAGAAACAACCCAACCAGTTAAAGGCCTCAAGTATGACCAGGGCAAGCCTCAGTGGCACCTGGTGATCTTCACCTACCTGCTGGGTCTGGTCAAAGTGCTGATGTTCGGGGCTCAGAAGTACGCTCCGAATAGCTGGCAGGCAGTCGAGAATGGCGGTGAGCGGTATTACGATGCCCTTGTCCGTCACCTCACCCAGATGATGCACGAGGATGGTACGCTGAACCTCAACGCCAAAGACAGTGAGTCGGGCTTGTATCATCTGTGGCATGTACAGGCAAACGCATACTTTCTGGAGAAATTCAGACAGGATGCAGAACTTAAAAGCGAAGGAACCATATAGAAATGATTAGCCCATTTAGTATTTATCTTGTAGGCATTATGGATAACATCCGGGATATGTTAACGGGAGCCACTTACCTCTCAGTCATTGCAACAGCAATTGTTGGGATAGCACTTATTTTCGTTACATGTGTGGCTAGTACGGGGGATGCGGATGTAGAAAACGCTCTCCCGACACTCAGAAAAATAGCGCTTATTATCTTCGCCTGCTTGCTATTCTTCGCCCCCCTACGTGCTCTTTGTCCTGACTCAAAAACCCTGGCAGGCATGTATATCATTCCGAAAGTCGTCAACAGTGAGTTCGTACAGAAGCAGCTTCCAGCTGATGCCCAGCAAGTCTATGGACTGGCAGTCAAGGCCCTTACTGAACAACTCAAGGAATGCTCGGGAGATAAGGGCGAGGTGAAGAAGTGAGCTCTTCCGGCCCCTGCGTAAAACAGAGAGTCGTCTGCATCATTACTTCCCGCTTCGGCACCTTTGTTGGAGAGAATGACTGTGCTCATCCCCAGCAGGAGTGTCCCCGGCAGGACCTCCCGACCGGCACTGGCTATTCCCTCTGCCGTGAAGTGTGCGGCCAGACCAGCCATGCAGAAGTAGCAGCAGTAAAGGCAGCGGGAGATAAGGCCGAGGGAGGTATTGCCTACCTGTTCGGTCACTCCTACTGCTGTGATGACTGTCTGAAGACGTTAAAGGATGCCGGAGTCAGGCGGGTGTATATCCCGTTGGCTCCTGCAAACTATCCCCTGGGTGAAACCTGGGCACCGAAAGAATACTGGTTAATCTAAAGAAGGAATACACTGAATGACCAAAGCAAAAGCATCCCGTATTGAAACCGTAAGTCTGAGCATGACTCCTCGCCGGATCATTGAAATGGGTCTTTCTATGGACCTGATTGAGAAGCTCGGAGGCCCTCGCTGGAATGATGAGGCAACTCAAAATGGTCTGAAGGACATCATTGAGAACACCACGCTGGAAGCGGATGACCCGGCTTTCACCCAGGGGGTTCAGTTCATGAAGGATCACTTCCATGACCGTGCCTTCTGGCAGGCCTGCTATATCCTTAACCAGCTCCTGGTGGCGATGGCCACGGAAGTAGCTACCTCGGAAGATGACGAGCAGTAACGAACGCAAGATCGACCCTGTACTGGATCGAATCATCTTCAACGGCAGACCCTCAGCCAGACGGCGGCAGGCCAACAATGAGGCGTACCGGACCAACTATGACCATATCAGAGGGTTCGGGAAAGGAAAGGCAGCATGACTTCCCCCTCCACTATTCAAAGCATTCACGATCTTCCGCTGGACATACCTCTGGTGGAACTGGTCAAGGTACTCGACCGGGTTATCCCGCACCGCTGTTATGAACGCAGTATGACCCTGGAAGCAAACATCGAATACGCAGGGAAACGGGCTCTGGTAGATACCCTGCTGGAGCACGTGCGAGATACCCTGCAAAATCAAGAACAATAAGGGAACTATAATACTCAAATGTGTTCCGAACCTGATACGCCCAAACTGAAAACCCCAGCACCAATAATCCCCGATGCGCCTCCCGAGACCACTGATGTGGAAATCGGTCTGGCTAATGATAAGGATGAAGGCAAGAATAACAAGAAGGTGCAACGGGCCAAAGGAGCACGTCAGCTGGCAATCCCGCTGACCTCAGGCAGCTCCGGTCTGGGCATTCCGTAATGCAAGGACATCGCTAAAGTATGTCCAATCCCCTAATCCCCGATGAGGTATCAGTAGTCAGCGAGTCTCTGGCGTCACGCTGGAACAGCCTTCACGCTGAACGCTCGGGGGTACTCAGCCGTGCAAGAGAGTGTGCGGCTTTAACCATACCGGCTCTGTTGCCTCCCGAAGGTTTTACAGAAGCCCAGGAGTTGTACTCGCCTGCCTCCAGCTTTGGAGCGCATTGTGTAAGCAATCTGGCAAGTAAACTCCTGCTCTCCCTGTTCCCTCCTAATTCTCCGTTCTTCCGACTGCAAATGGATGAGGCAGTGATCCAGGGCCTTGAGCGTATGGATCAGCAACTCGCCAAGATGGGTAAGGCTCCCACCAAAGGCATCCGTGCCTTGAGTGAGGAAGCTTTGTCCAAGCAGGAAAAGGTAATCATGAAGGCACTGGTTGCCAAAGCGTTCCGGCCTAAGCTCTTTCACGTGCTGAAGCTGTTGATTGCTACGGGTAACTGCGTCTTCTACGTACCTGAAAAGGACGCCGCCCGAGTCTACGGACTGAATAACTTCGTAGTGAAACGAGGTGCTGACGGACGAATGCTGGAGTTGATTATAAAGGAGTCGATCACCTACGCCGCTCTCCCTGTCGATGTACAGAGAGAGTTACAGGTGAAGGCCTTGATCGCTCCGAACGAAGCACCTGGCGGTGGCACTTATCAGGGGAAGACTCCGATAGAGCTATACACCCAGGTGCTGCTGACCAAGAAGGACAAGTACAAAGTCACGCAAATGGTTGGCAGCAATACACTGGTCAAGGGGGCGTCAGGCACTTACACTGCCTCCACGCTTCCCTGGCTGGTACTCCGATGGGCTACGGTTGACGGCGAATCCTACGGACGTTCCCATGTAGAGGAGTGTATCGGAGACTTCCGTGCCCTGGAAAACTACTCGGTAGCCAACTCCCGCCTGGCAACGGCCTGTTCCAAGATCGTCCCTCTGGTCAATCCTAATTCGATGACTAAGGTGGACTCTCTGAATAAGGCCAAGCCGGGACAGTTCGTGCCTGGCAGAAAAGAGGACATCAGCTTTGTTCAGGTTGAGAAGATGCAGGACTTCACCGTCATCCAGAAGACACTGGAAGAGGTCAAGAGCGACCTCAAACGGGCCTTCCTGCTTAACTCTTCCGTATCCCGTCAGGCTGAACGGGTGACTGCTGAGGAAGTACGTACACTGGCCGGTGAATTGGAAGATCACCTTGGCGGGGTCTATTCGGTACTCTCTCAAGAGTTCCAGTTCCCGCTGATCTGCCTGGTATACGCCCAGCTCAAGAAGACTGGCGAGTTACCTGCACTGCCGGATAAAGACGTAACTCCGGTCATCACCACCGGCCTGGAAGCTCTGGGACGAGGTAACGATCTGAACCGTCTGATGGTCTTCGTCAGTACCATCTCCCAGATACCGAACGGCTTTGAGTGGCTGAATGTCAATGAACTGATTACCCGTGTAGGGACCAGTCAGAGCGTGGACATGGAAGGTCTGGTAAAGACTTCTGAACAGGTCACTCAGGAACAGGCATCCAAGGCGCAGGCGGCAAGTCAGCAAGGTCTGATGGCTGGCGTACAGCAAAGCATCCCGGCAGCAGTCGGGGCAGTAGCCCGTAATATGACACCCGAACAGGCGGCACAGGCAGTCAGACAGATTGCCTCCGCAAAGAAACAGTAAGTAATCAATTAAGCAATCAAAGGATTTTTGAATGGCAAAGAGTAACAACACCGATGCTTCCAATGCCGAAGCGTCCAACACCGATAACACCAACGCTGGCACTACCGACATCACCGCCCTCACCAAGCTGACCACCGATCTGATCGCTCAGGTCAATGATCTTCAGAGCCAGCTGGACAGCAAGAAAGCGGATGTAGTGGCAAGCACCAAGGGCTTTGTGAGCACTCTCAAGGTCTGCACCGCTACCCTGAAGAACTGCTCCGAAGTCGTCAAGCCCAGCTAAGGGATACCAATGGACGGTATTATCCCCAACAGTAACAGCTCTGCTGCTCCGATCATCCCGCAGGCTGCTCCGGCAGTTCAACCGGTAATCCAACCGGCAGCGCAGACTCCGGCTCCGATCCTGGGTAAGTTCAACTCGGTCGAGGACCTGGCCAGGTCTTATCAGGAACTGGAACGGAAACTCGGTTCGGGTCAGAACAATACTACCCAGGCCCAGCCTGCTCAGGTTCCAGCCGTTCCCGGCAACCTGGACATCTCCAAGTATGAGCAGGAATACGCTCAGATGGGTGGTTTGTCCGCTGCTTCCGTACAGGAGCTGGCTTCCCGAGGCATCTCCAAGGATGTCATTGACAACTACGTCAGTGCCCGTAAGACTGCTGCTGAAACCCAGACCTCTCAGGTACTGGCCGCAGTAGGTGGACGTGAAGCCTTTGACACGATGGCAAAATGGGCCTCCAGTGCCTTGAATGCCGAGGACAAACAGTCCCTCAACCGGATGCTTCAGAGCGGCGATAAAGCTATGGCTGAATGCGCTGCCCGTGAACTCCATCGGCGCTTTACTGACGCAAATGGTTCCGGTGCTAATCTGCTCCAGGGTGGCTCCCTGGCAACCGGCGGCGGCTTTGCTGATATCAAAGAAGCCCTGACCGCAATGTCCGATCCCCGCTACCGCACCGATGCTCAGTTCCAGAATGCCTTCATGGCCCGGCTGAACCGGTCGAATCTCGGTATCGTACAAAGCAACCGTCACCTCTAACCAGGCTGACTGAGAAGGTGCAGTAAAGCGACTATGGGCGGTCCAAAGTACACGGGCTGCTTACGTCTACCTGCTGCATCATTCTCCAATCGGGATGTCCTCTGCCCGTATTCTATACCCCCACACTTCCCCGTCACCAGGTCATGCTGTCGGGTCTTCACCCTGCGCCTTCGAGGAGGCCGGACTGGAGGCAACCCTATAGCAGAGCCAGCGGGAGAGTCTGGAAGGAGAAAGGCAGAGGGCTTCCCTCCCTCGTTTTATCTCAACAAGTTTTTCATTGTTTCCCCCTTCATTTTAACTTAGAAAATACAAGGATTTTTGAATGGCTGATTCTTTTACCCAGCTCGATGCTACTACGATGACTCACGGTATGGCTGTCAACGGCGCTTCGCCCTATAACGGTCTTACCCTCAAGCAGCTTCTCGGGCTGGAAATTCTGCTCTCCTTTCAGCGGAAGCAGGTAGTCTCCAACCAGGTACTTATCAAGAACATCAAAGGCGGTCAGATGGGCCAGTTCCCGATCATGGGCCGTGCTCAGGGTCAGTACCACCAGACCGGTCAGCGTGTCGCCACCACCGGCATCAAGTACGCCGAACGGACCATCACGGTCAATCGTCCGTACATCGCCAGTACCTTCTGCGATAACTTTGAAGAAGCGATTGCCCACTTCGACTCCCGTGCAGAACGTGCCGATGCCCTGGCTGAACAGCTGGCCTACGTGCAGGAACTCCACACCATGATGATGCTGGCGAATGCCTCCCACGCCACCAAGGTTATCACCGATGCCGACCAGGTTAACGGTTCGTGGCTTGCCAATGACCAGTTTAAGGTTGCCAGCGGCGGCGCTGCTTCCGTTGAAGCCCAGGCGGCTGCTCTGGCCGAGGCCCTCTACAAGGCCAACGTCCTGATGGACAATGCCTTCGTGCCCCGTGACGGTCGTAAGATGGTCCTGAGGCCGGATGAGTACTCGGTACTGGCCCATGCGGTTCAGTCCTCCGGCTTCTCGGTCGTGAATACTCTCTATGGCGGCAAGGGCTCCATTGCGGAAGGCACCTGCCCCCGCCTTGACGGTACCGATCTGCTGTCCACTCCGCTGGTCCCGAAGCGGGTCTACACCAGTGCTGAGAACGACTTCACCTACTACAACGGTGACTACTCCAAGCTGATCGGCCTGGTCTTCCGGCGTGAAGCGGTGGGTAAGGTCCAGCTCTGGGAAGCTTCGGTTGAATCCGAATACCAGATTGAGTATCAGGGCAACCTGATCCTGGCGAAACAGGCTTACGGCCTCGGCGTTCTGCGGCCCGAATGCTGCGTTGCGCTGGAACTGAGTACGCTGTCCAACAGCTAGTCGGCTGACGGATATCCTACTACATGCCCTGGGGAGGGAAACCTCCCTGGGGCTTTTTGCACTTCACATAATCAAAGGAGAATCTACAGGTGGAATTTACACCTACTACTGAGCTAGAGGCAGTCAACCGGCTGCTCGGCTATCTGGGTGAGGCTCCTGTCAATTCCCTCAACAGCGGCGTATCGGAGGCTGACCAGGCCCGTAAGGCGCTCTACTCGGCCTCACGAGAACTCCAGATGGGCGGCTTGCACTGCAACCGGGAGAACGGCTACAAGCTTCTGCCGGACGATTCAGGCATCTTTAATCTCCCCGTCAACGTTCTCCAGGTCAAGATTGCAGATACCGAACAGGTCAGTGCCACGGTGCGAGGCTCCCGACTGTACAACCTGGACGACCACTGCTATACCTTTGCCGGGCACTCTTCCCTGCTGGCTGAAATCATTTTCTTCCTGCCTTTCGAGGAACTTCCCGAACCGGTACGGAACTATGTAACAGTCACGGCGGCAAGACGCTTCCTGGTGGCAACTCTGGGTACGGAGGAGCTTACTCAGGTTACAGCGGCAGACGAAATGAGAGCACGTAACGGGCTGATGGCTTATGAGTACAGTCAGAATGAATACAACTATCTGACTCCATATGAACAGTCTATGGCGGCACGGCTGTCTGCCCCCGGAGGAGCGGCATGGGTCTGATCTCACGAGACATTCAAGGACTGTATAATGGGGTGTCTCAGCAGGCACCACCGCTCCGGCTGGCGAATCAGTGTGCCGAACAGATCAACTTCCACAGTACGGTAGCCAAGGGCCTGGAGAAGCGCCAGGGAACGCACTTTCAGTGGTTCTTCAGCGGCAGCAAGGCCACCGAAACGGTACGCACCCACTTCTTCAAGGACTCGGAAGGTAATGAGTACCTGATGCTGTTCACCGGGAACGCTGCCGAACCGATTGAAGTTTATACGCTGGCCGGGGTGAAGTGTACGGTGACTTATGAAGGCTCCGCACTCAGCTACCTCAGCACTGCTACCGATCCGCAGGCGCATCTCCGCATCACTTCAATTGCCGATTACACTATGGTAGTGAATCGCAAGGTAACGTGCAAGATGAATACCAGCAGCACTGTAGCAACTCCGGCCCCCTTTGCGCTGTACTGGTGTAAGAAGGGTGTGAACTCCACTGCCTACTATCTGGGGTCGGGGAGCTGTACCACTGGAGACACTTCAACCACCACCGGCACTAATACCGCCAACGTGTGTTCGTCCCTGGCCGGTCAAGTCTCCGGCAGTACCTGGCTGAACGGCAGAGGCTCTGTGATCCGAATCACAGGCACCCAGAGTTACATTGATGGACTGACTTGCAGTGACTCCTACGGGAACCAGGCCAGCAGTCTGCTCAAGGGCAAGGTGAAGGCAGTGGAAGACCTGCCGCCGCTCGGACAGAATGGAGACATCTTTGAAGTAACCGGAGAGAAGAGCGATGACTTCGCTAACTACTGGGTTAAGTTCGATGCCAGCGATAACCTGTGGCGGGAATGTCCCTCCTACGGTATCCCGAATGCCTTTGACGCCACCACGTTACCACATCAGCTGATCCGAACCGGAGCCACTGAGTTCCTGTTCCGGGCAGCGGTGGAGGATTCGACTAATGGCTACAAGGGCTGGGCAGAGCGCAAGGTGGGGGATGCAGACAGCGCCCCGGCACCATCCTTCATCGACTCCAACATTACCGACATTTTCTTCTATAAGAACCGGCTGGGTATCCTGACCGGACAGAACGTGATCCTGTCACGGGCCAATGACTTCTTTACCTTCTTCCCCGATACGGCGGTAGAGGTACTGGATACGGACCCGCTGGATATGATCGTGGGAGGTAATGCGATGGAGGCGCTGCTCTGGGCTGTGCCTTTCAATGAGGACCTGCTGTTGTTCAGTAGATACGCTCAGTATGTACTCAGCAGTGGCTCTGACATCTTCAGCGCTACCAGCGTATCGGCTGGACTGGCTACCAGTTACCCTTGCTCGGAAACGTGCAGGCCGGTCAGTGTGGGGGCTGAGGTCTTCTTCTGTAGTGACAGCGGGGACTGGTCAACTGTCCGTGAATACTACACGGATAATACCACAGACATCAAAGATGCGGCAAACATTACAGCGCACTGCGATTCTTACGTCCCCAAAGGACTGATTAAGTCAGTTCCCCTGTTCAATCATGACATTACGTTCAACCTGTCAACGGAAGAACGGGAGTCTCTGTACATCTATAAGTGGTACTGGACCGGCAAGGATAAGCCGCAGTCGGCCTGGTATAAGTTCACGCTGCCTTACACCATCCTCAGCATGGAAAAGCAGAGCGATGAAAAGTTGCTGCTGCTGGGACAGAAGGACAACACAATCTTTCTGGAGACCCTTTCACTGGCCGGTAGAGATACCGTGCTGTTGGATCGGTATGCCGCACCTCAAAGTGTCACATATGATGCAGCCACCCGGACCAGCACGATCACGGTGCCATACAGTCACTCCGGACTGACACATGACCAGTGGGCGGCAGTACGACTGAGTGACACGGGGAAGGTCTTGCAGGCGGTACCGGTCAGTGCTGCCAGCGCCACTCAACTGACAGCGAATGGAGACTGGCGCAATTGCAATCTGGTGCTGGGGGTTCAGATACCCAGCTCGTTTACCTTCAGCGAGTTCTTTGTACCCAGTCAGAAGGCTAACGCAGGGATGTTGCAGGGACGCTTACAGTTACGTACCCTTACCGTCAGCTATACCGACAGCGGAGGCTTTGAGCTACACGTGACTCCGAAGGCCCGTGATATCCAGAAGCATGTGTTCTCCAATGAAATCTTGGGAGCATCCTCGCTGAAGCAATTCACCCCGATGACCGGACGTAAGCGCTTCCTGCTGGGATGTGGAACGCAGGGCACAGTCATATCCCTGGTCAATAACGACTTCCTGCCCAGCACCTTCGACAGTGCGGGATGGGAAGGAACCCTATACATAAGGAGTAGCCCTCTTGGCTAACTTATATTTAAGCCGGACTACCTACGTCCCGGATGGAACTACGAAAGTCTTTCCGGTATCCTTTCCGGTGAATACCGAGCTGTCCTCAGTTGAGGTTACACTGGACGGTGTGGCTGTTACCAGCGGCTTCACGTTTGACAGCTCCAGCAGTTCGGTGATCTTCACAGCGGCTCCTGTGGGAAGCATACTGGTGTTATCACGCAATACTAACCTGAGCAACGCTGTCACTAACTTCAATAACGTGTCATGCCTGAATGAGGATGACCTCAACCTTGCTATTCAGCAGGTACTTCACAATCAGCAGGAACTGGCTGATAAGGCCACACTGTTGCGGGAACAGGCCTTGCGAGTGCCTGATACAGACCTGCGGATCGGCATCATTCCTAACAAGACCGCACGAAGCAATAAGCTCATGGGGTTTGATGTAAGTGGAGAGCCTCGGGTTGCTTCTGCTGAGGACTTCTTTAATAGTCAGGTATTGAACAATATTAAGGAAGAGACCGCAACATCCGCAACCAATGCGGCTAACTCAGCAAGCCAGGCGGCGACCAGTGCAACCAATGCAGCTAACTCTGCAAGTCAGGCAGCAAGCTCTGCAACTCAAGCAGCTGCTTCAGCAAGCCAGGCGGCGACCAGTGCAACCAATGCAGCTAACTCTGCAAGTCAGGCAGCGTCCAACCTAACCACATTAGACAGTAAACTTCACCATCCCTGCTGTGGGCGGCTGACGCTTACCAGCGGTGATCCCGAGGGCAATACCAGTGTAACTGCCGGAACGACATTGTACTACAGCCCCTACAACGGTAATGATCTGGCACTATACGATGGCACCAAGTGGATTAATTACACGTTTGGCGAACTGCCTTTGGTGTTAACCGGGCTGGTCGCAAATACATTGTTCGACGTATTTGCGTACAACAACGCAGGTACTCCCACCCTATCCGTTACCGCATGGAGTTCAGCCACTGTACGAGCAACGGAATTGATACGTCAAGACGGTGTATTAGTTAAGTCGGGAGGAACTGGATATCGGTATCTTGGTACAATTCGCACCACGGCAACCGCAGGAACATGTGCGGATAGCAAATATCAACGATTCGTATGGAATTATTATAACCGTATAAACACTCAGGGAGTTACCTATAACACCAATGCGTCTTGGACTTATGCCAGTTCCACATTCCGAGAATATAATGGCGGGACAGGACAAGTAAGATTTGAGTGGGTCAACGGATTTCCATCTTATATAACGATTATAAACAACTGTCGGTCAAATAGCGGCTCCGATAATGCTTCCTATACTGGAATCTTCCTTAATGTGACTACGGGAACAGTGGCAAGCCTAGTGCTCACAGATACTCTTTACGGGTTCATGATGACAAACTCTAGTGGTCTTCCTAACCTAAAAACATTTGGAGCTGGATTAACTGCAATAGGTTATAATTTTGCAACACAATTAGAGGCAATCAATGCCAATTCGACGGCGCTAACATCTTACGGCTTAATGTATAACGGAATTATTTTGCTTCAAAAATAGGAGATTATTATTATGACCTTATTAGACCTCCACGCCGCTATCGAGGCGGTTTGCCCGATTGTTTCGGTATGCCAGACCGCAGATAATCAGTACCTTGTTACCTATGCCGATGATGCCAGCGACAGCCAGAAAGCCGAAGCACAGAGGATTATCAGTGCATTTAATCCGGCCTTAACCAGCCCTGCCGAGTTATGGTTGTCTGCGGAAAACTACTACACTGGAGCGGACGCACCCGATGCCTCACGCCTAGCCAAGAGTGAAACGGACGCATACTCTCTGGGAACCATGAACTACAAACGTAAGCAGGAAGGCAAGGACCCGGCAGGGGACTTAGTAATCAGCCCGGATAACTCCTACATGCTGGCAAATCTGGCATGGGGACAGACCATATGGGCTGAGTATCGCACCCGCCTTGCTCAACTCAAGGCAGGGACAGCGGTATCCACCGACTTCTCTGCACTGGGAGATAAACCCTACAGCTTCAGCCAGGTAATCGCTCATGACATGGCAACCACATAAGGACTACCAGATATTTCCGGTAGCCCCCGACACCCCGCTCTGGAAGGAAACAGCAGCGCTTCAGCTTTGTCCTGAGGATATTCATGAGATGCAGGTGATGCACCCCGGCAGGGACTGGCAGGAGTTGCTGGAGAGTTCCATGAAGAGCTCGGTAGAGCTGTATGCCGCCAGAGACCTGAGGACCGGTAAGGTCTGTATGGTGTTCGGTCTGGGGGAACGCAAGGAATACATGGTCCCTTGGATGTTGTCTGATGGATCAGTCGGCAAGCGCATTCCCAAGAGCATGATGAAAGTTACAAGATTTATGCTAAGAACCTGGACTCTTCGCTATGGGAAGCCTCTGCGCAATGCTGGTCTGAAGCATAATATTTTATGGCTTGAGCCGGTAGGATGTGTCCTGGAAGAGGACGGCCTCGGTCCTTGTACCATATTCACCTTTAACTCACAAAAAGGAGCATCTTAACGTGTGCTTAGGAGAATTTGTACCCTCTGTAGACCCGGTAATGTTAGGTGCGACTACAGGCGCTACTATAGGGGCCGGATCGGCGATAGCCGCTGATATCCAAGCGGATAAAAATCAGGACATACTTAACGAGGCCATTGAGACCAAGTATAATGCCGATCTGGAAGTCCAAAAGAATCAATACTACGCCCAGCAATTCCAAGCTACTGACAAGGCATCACAGGAGCTCAGAAAGAGCACCGCCCAAGAGTTTCAACAGGTCAGACAAGTTATGCGAGATCAGTCCCATAACGAAGCCGCAATGAGCTCTCTCAACATTGTTGGAGCTACCGCATCACGGCAGGCCGGGGTGAGGGATATGGAGATGAATGGGATGCGCCAGGCCTTCAATAACCAGCGTGAGGGTATTCAGCAAAACTACCAGGCCGACATGTATGTCAATGATGCGCAGTACAACAACGGAATAATAATGGCTGAGGCCAACGCAAAAGCCAGCTGGAAACAGATTGCGAATCCGTGGTGGGCTAGTATGTTGGGGATAGCCTCTGGAACGCTTCAGGGAGCCGCCGCCGGGGCCGCACTAGGTCAAAGCCTCAAGGGTTACTCCGCCTCACCAGGAGGCTCATCAGGAGGCTCATCAGGAGACTCATCAGGAGGCTCATCAGGAGGCTCATCAGGAGAATATTAAAGCATGGCAGTAATACCAACACAACAACTTGCAAGGTACGTGCAAGGGCAACAGCAAGGCCCGGCACAGTTACCTGAAGCCCCCTCAATCCGGCCCAGAAGCGTCTCCCTTGACGTTAACTTCCCACTGAATTATGCCCCAATCAATGACCCCACACCGATGTTTGTGGATCGCCTCTTCGGAGGTACCAACCAGTTGGCCGGGGTCTTCGGTCAGGTCAAGAAAGAGCAGTACAAGGAAGCACGGGCACAGGCCTTAGCCGGGAACATGGAACCGGATCATGGTCTATTCTCGTTCACCGGAACGCAGCAGGAAGCAATAGATGAAGTCAAAGGGGAGTATGCCGGGATGAAGTACACCGAGCAGCTCCGGGATGACTCACAGAAGTATCAGCAGGAACTGGCACAGAACCCCGCACTGACTCCGGCCCAGCGGGTGCAGATGCACCAGGACTTCCTGAAGAGCCAGACTACCAGCTACCTGAAGCAGGGTGGAAGTGATGCTTACGTGCTCAGTATGGCCCGGTATGTCAATCCGGCAATCGAGAAGCTGTCCGGCGATTACCACACTACCCAGATTCACGAACAGATTGCCCAGGATAACGCATTGATGGGCGAGGTCTTCTATAAGAAGTGCAAGTTCGCTCCTGCGGGAATGGATGTGGATCAACGAGCGGCCTTCTACAGTCAGGCAATGGACGAGCTGAACTCCAGCACTGAAAAGGCTGGGTACCCGTTGAAGGCATCTCTCGCAGCCAAGGCAAGGTTGATCGAAGACCTCAAATCATCCGGCGATCCCGACTCGGTGAAGGTCCTCAGTAAACTGGAGAATTACCAGTACAAGGGAGTCAGCCTGGGCAGTATGGGTCTCATCAACGAAAGTACAATCAATGAGGCTGAGAATCGGGTTCTACAGAAAACGGAGCAGCAGTTCCGACTGAAGCAGATGGCCCAGACGGAGCAGTACGAAAAGGATTACAGCGGCCTTACCCAGATTCGCCAGGGTCTCGACCAGTACAACGATATGACTCCGGGAGATAACAAGGATCAGGCCAAGACTCAGTTACTGACCCAGATGGATCAGTATGCCTGGGGTCTGTACAACCAGAAGCCTGGTGAGAACGCTCCGGCGCATCAGGAAGCCCTGCTCAATCAGCTGTCAGCCATGAAGGATGAGGTTGCCTACGGAAAGAAGCGACCGCCTCTGCCGGACCCGATGGAAGCCTCTTTGCGTACTATGGTGAGGCAGAACAACGTGGATGGAATCAACTCATTCATGGATGCCACCGGGTTCAAGTACCAACTACCCAAGGACCTGTACCTGGATACGCAATGGGCGCAGGAAGTAAGGCAGCAGGAGAACCGGCAGCAGGTCTTTGCCCAGCGTGGGGATCAGATTAAACAATCCCTTAACCAGGTGCAGTTACCGTGGACGCCGGATGATCAGATGAAGCTGGCCGCACCTGGGGCGGTGAAGGAGAATCTCCAGACCTGGAAGGACGCCAAGGAATACTGGATTGCCACTGGAGGCGGGGAGGATTTCTACAAGAGATACCCCAAGATGAACCAGCAACAGCAGGATCAGCAGCAGACCAGAGAAGCTAAAGTTCAGCGCTACAACTCACTGGTTGACCGTATGTCCTCCGGTACGTTTGGAGCGCAGGAAGTTGCCGATCTCAGAGCCTTTGATCCAGCCACCCGCAAGCAACTGTTGGATAGAGTCCGTGCGTCTTCGGAAGGCAAGGTATCTCCTGAAACAGTGGCGCTTTGGGGCGGCAGCGATCCCAATGCCAAGGACCTGGCCGATGCCAAGGTCAAGAAGGAAATATCCAGCGACTTCAACTGGGACAGCCCGATGTACGGCTACAACTTCGAGCACTCGGTAGATGCCAGACGAGGCGTAATCTGGGTCCAGAAGGAGGACAAAAGCATGGTTCTGTCCAAAGCCACGGATAAAAATAATCTGGGGATCAACAGTTCGGCGGTTCTCTTTGCGTCTAATCCTGAGCATCTCGTGGTTTACAAAGATGCCAAAGGTGATTTGCAGACGCAGAAATACAGCAAGCTGGCTCCCGAGGATTTGCCAAGGGTTCTCCCGGATACTAAGCAGCCCCTGCTTCAGACCGGAAAGCCTTACTATAATCAGAAGGCAATGGATATACCCAGTTTGAATCTGACGGAAGAAGCCCAGCAGAGAATGGTCAACTCGTCGATAGATACCCGTGCGTTCACCTTGAACTACTCCAATGCCAGCAAGCCTCTGGATGAGCATGTAGCACTTTACTACGTCCCGGAGCTGAAGACGGTCAAGATGGACACGGTCAAAAACATGAGGGACAATAAGGTTGACCCCTCCTGCATTCTGTCGCATCCTATTGACCCGGACCACCGTGTGGTAGTGGAAGACGAAGCCCACGAGCGCAAGATAGTTCCTATGTCAGAATATCTGCAACCCAAGGAAGTGCGGGGTGCGGGCCTTTATCGGCCTTATAATCCACGACCGGAATACACCTTGCTCTCCAGCACACCAGCAGACCAGCTGAGTACCAAACAGTTGGATAACCTTTTAAACCCGGTGAAGTAAAATGTCTCTTTACAATAGTGAAACTGTAGCGGACCAAACCCACTACAACGCACAGGCAGGCCCAGCCGGAACACCCCCATCGCCTCCACCGGAAACGGACAATTACGAGTATGGCACACTCACCCGTGCCGCTATGGGGATTGCCAACGTACCGGGAACCTTTGTGGATGACCTGGTAAGTCTGGGTGAGGACGTGACCGGCTGGATTACCGGGGACAAGGTGGAATGGTTTGACGTTCCTCAGACCATTGGCGAGAAGGGCTGGATGGTCAATACCGACCTAGGCACGGCTGGAGAAGTAACCGAGCAGGTAGGGACCTTCGCCCTGGGCCTGCTGCTATCCTGGACAGGTATCGGTGAAGCCGGTCTGCTGGGACAGGCAGGCAAACTGGGCAAGGTAGGCAAGCTGGCTGAATGGGCCAGTAAAGCCCAGGCCGGTGAACTTGGCAGAGCCTCCCGCCTCGGCATTGAGGCAATCAAAGGGGCCGGTGTAGACTTTGCTCTGAGTGATACCAAGGACGGCAATCTCTCCAATCTGTTGAACGAGTTCCCCATGCTGAAGGACACGGTAGTAACCTACCTGAAACATGACGGAGATGACTCTCAGCTGATGAAGCGCATGAAGAATGCGATGGAAGGAATACCTCTGGGGATCGCTACCGATTACCTATTCGAGGGACTCAGTAAGATTCTCAAGTATAAACGGGCTGGGATTGATGCGGCGGCAGAGGGTGACGAGGCTAAACTGTTGCAGGGAGTGGAACGGGAAACGGGGCTGGAAACGGCCCCTGTAGATCGCAACATCAGCGCCCTGAGTGACATTACCCCCAAGCCTCTGACGCATCAGGACGAGGCACTGGAAGCCACGGAAAAGCCCGTTGCCACCACCTTGAAAGAGGACATGCTGATGACCCCGGAAGGGCGGCAGCGGACCTTGCTGGATATCTACGATCACATCAAAGAGTCCGGCATGGACGCACCGCTCAAGGCCTTTGAAAACTTCACCCATGTTGAGAGCCCGGAAGAGGTGGAGAAGCTTCTGGCCGGAGTCAAAGAGATCACCGGCAGAGGCATTCAGTTTGATGAGCTGGGCAACCGGATACCAGTGAGGACGCTGGCTGAAACGGATAGACTCAGTGACAGCGTACCCAAGGAACTACTGAGCGACCTCGGCCTGTCAATGGATGCTCTGCGGGAACAGGGACGAGTCATGAACAACATGGACGTATACCTGACCGGCTGGTACAAGGTTCTGAATGCCAAGGCCAACGAAGCAGTAAGGCTGGCTGGAAGGATCACGGACGGCAACGCTGATGCCCTGGAGAAAGCCCAGTTCCTCAAGCTGCTGGAGTTTCAAATGGAAGCACAGCCGTACTTGCAGGATATTCGAGCAGGGATCGGCAGAAGCCTCAGTGCCCACCGGATCAACATCAGCGGCAGTCCCAAGTATCTGTCCCAGGTGACAAAGGAAGAACTGGAAGACCCGTCAGCCGGTTTCCTCAAGAACAAACTCAAGGAAATTCTGGATGAACGAGGTGGGGATAAGGGAGTGTCCGAACTGGCGAAGATCATCCGTGACCAGGCCCAGGTTAACAGCAAGGGCGAGGTCCAGTTGAAGGACTTCCTGAATACCGCCAGAAGTCTGCAAGGAAGCAAATGGCTCAATGTTCTCCAGGAGTTCCGCTTGACCAACATCCTGTCAGGCCTGAGTACGCAGGGAGTAAACGTCCTGGGTAACTCACTGGCATTCATGGTCAGGGATTTGTGGGAACAGGGAGTGGCGGCTGGGATCGGAGCCTTTAGAAGCGGTAAGGATCGGGTGTACTTTTCCGAGGTGCTGGGAAGAGCACAGAGTATCGGGGAGTCGCTCAAGGATTTCTTTTCCACCCTGGCCGGGGACATCTCCAGTCAGGCAGGAGAAAAGGGCTGGCTGAAGGCGCTGGCGGGAGCCGGTGATTCGGTCAACCGTGCATCACTGGACTGGGCCGACCGGGCAACTACAGAGGGGATCGTCTCCAAGGCAATCTCTTCCAAGTACCTCAACCTGGACCCGCACATGCCGTTAGGCTGGGTAGTAGACCAGTACGGCAGGCTGGCAAGGTCCGTGTCCTTCGGGGCTATGAACGTGACAGATGCGGCAGCAGTACACATGGGGTTCTACTCCGAACTGTCTGCCTTACTACAGCGCCACTGCCTGATGAATGAGATCACTGAGCAGGAACTTTGGAAGGGCAATATGAAGCGCTACGTACTGGATTATGCCAGACGTGGTACGATGCCCAAAGGAGTGCCGGAAAAGACCTGCCTGCTGATTCAACAGTTCTATGATGACGCCATGCACCAGGCTAAAGTGGATACGTTCAAGGATGCCCTTGATCCTTCAGGCTTGGCTGGAAACTTCTCCCGCTGGCTTAATCAGAAAGACAGCTACTCACCGCAGCTAATGAAGACCTTCGTAGTCCCGTTCTTCCGCACCCCGATGAACATTCTGGAGTTTGTGAAGGCCCGTACTCCGCTGCTGCACAAAGCGGCCAAGGATTATCAGTACGTCATGGAACACGGCACCCAGGCGCAGAAAGACCAGATCACGGCCAGAGTCATTACCGGCTCACTGTGCTACATGGGCGCTACCGGACTGTACTTCTCTGGAGCCCTTACCGGCGCTCACGATCCCAAGGAAAGGGACGATCTGCTGGCGGCAGGAGTACCTGAGTATGCGGTGAAGATCGGCGACCGGTTCTACTGTTACAACCGGGTGGACCCACTAGGGTGCTTCCTGGGGATTGCAGCAGACGCTTTAGGCTGCGCCAAGTATATGAAGGATGGGGAGTACGGTGCAATGTCGGCTACGCTGGTAACGGCAGCAGTAAAGACTGCCATAGGCAAGAGCTACATGAAGGGAATCGGCGACCTGTACAACGCAGCCAGCAGCCCCGCTCAGTTCGGGGAACAGTTTGCAAAAGGACAGCTCCGGTCCCTCATCCCGATGGCAGGCGCTCAGAAGACGGTGAATGACACCATTGATCCAAACATGAAAGAAGCTCGGAACATGGTGGACTTCTTCCGCAGCAATACCGTATTGAAGCATTCGCTGCCGAACCGCAAGGACTCGTTAGGCGAAGAGATACCGGTAGAGTCCAGCCCGTTGTCGGTCATGCTGGGGATCAAGACTTCAACCTATGGAGATGCAGTGCACCGGGAAATTGCCAAGTACCGGCTGTATCCTCCCGATGCCCCCGGCACGGTCCGTGGAGTGCGTCTGGACGACTCGCAATACCAGCAGTACAAGGGCATTCTGCATGAACTGGGTATGGATACCAAACTGAATGAGCTGGTGTCTAGCCAGGGATACAGGCAGATGCCGGATGAAGGCAGGGCCACGATGCTGCAACATTACTTGGGCAAGTACCGGGAGTATGCGGCTAACCTGTTAACGGTGAGAGATTCCCGCCTGCGCACCGATATCGTCAACAAACAGAAGTTCGTATTGGACCTGATGGTGAGAGACCCGCAAAGGTATGCCTCGCTTGCCGATGACCTTCAGGGGATTCGTGATTATCACAAACCGAAGTACGAACTGACCAAAGCAACCAACCCTAATATGGAAGGAATCCAGTAGAGTGAGCAAAAGAGCGAACGATTCTGTCCTGTCCGAACTCCACGTCTGCCTTGCAGAACAGATGCTCAAGCGTCTAATCAGTGGCGAAGCTTCGGCAGCGGAGATGAACGCTATCCGACAGTTCCTGAAAGACAACGAGATCACGGCAGAGATTGCCCCCGGCACGGTGATCGGAGCACTGAAAGAGGAACTGAGTGAAGACGACCACAGCTATCTGAAGCTGGTGGGAGGTCAGGCTAATGTCGGCTGAGGCACATAGATGACCTTATCCAGCGATTCGTTAGTTACCCTCCTGACGGCAGGAGCAGGAATTGTAACGACTGGCCTTGGAGCCATTGTGGGTGCCCTGTGGGGGCATCAGAAGGAACTCGGTAAACGGGTGACGCATGAGCAGTGCAGAAAGAAACGCAAGGACTGCCCGTGCCATAAGAAGTTAAAAGAGATGAAAAAAGAACAGAAGGAAAAGAAAGCAGAGAATGAAACGTGTCAGTAAAATTATGACCGGCATGGCCCTGGCGGCGATGCTGGCAGGGTTCGGCAGCGGTTGCCTCAGTACCACGAAGGTCACTGAGTATGACCTCGCCACCGGCAAGGTTGCCAAAGTCACGGAGACCTCGGAACCGATTGTCGGCCAGATCACCAAGTCCACCAAGGACAAGACGGTGTTCATGTGGGAAAGCGGCTGGTATGCCCAGATCGTAGCGGAGTTCACCGGGTCCAGCAGCGCCCTGCCGAACTTCGACTTCAAGGGTGGGAACCTCGACAAGGGCCTCCTGACGATCCACAAGGACCAGGCAAACATGACTAACCTGGCCGACTGCATCAAAGCGGCCCGGTCCAACTCGGTATCGATGGGTGCAACCGGGGTGAGCAGCTCCAGTGGTTCGGCCTCCGCAACCAACAGCCAGACCTCCAACAGCACCTCTTCGGGTAAGTAAGTGTCCCGTACCTATTCCCTGTCCAACATTGTCGTGGTGGACGGGGATACCATCAAAGCGGATATTGAACTGGGCCTGGGCGTAAGCCTGATCCAGAAGCATATTCGGCTGGCTGATGTGGATACTCCCGAAACGCACTCGCACAATCTGACTGAGAAGGCCGCTGGCATGGCGGTCAAGACGTGGCTGGCTAATCGACTGCTCAATCACAGCAGCGGTGAACCTACTATCGTTGATCCTGAGTTGGACAAGTATGGCCGTATTCTGGCGGTACTGCGATCCGGTGAGGTGAACGTGTGCCAAGAGATGACGGACAAGGGCTTTGCCAGACGGTATGAGGGCGAGGCCAAGACGCCGTGGGACATGGAAGTCCTGCGCAAAATCATTGCAGAAAGTACGGTGGTAAGTAATGGATGAAATGAGCAGCTTCTACTACTCGATGGAGCAGATCAAGGCACTTCGGGCTGAGGTGCTTAAACGGAACCTCAGCAGACCGGCATACTTCGACAAGCTGACGGATGAAGACCTGCACCGTATCTGTAACGGCTGCGGCCCTGACTGGATGAGTAAACGAGGCAGGGACTTCCTGACGAAACGCTACGAGGTATTCGGCCCGTGTATTATGATTCACGATGTCGAGTACGAATACAGCGACCACAGCAAGGAGAAGTTCAAAGAAGCCAACCAGCGCCTGTATGACAATGACAGAGCAATCGTGGCAGCTGACTATTCCTGGTGGCGTCCTCTGTTGAAATCCCAGCAGTATTTCCGGGCCTGGGAAATGTACGTGGCCTGTAAGGATTTGGGCTGGTCGGCATGGACGGACGGAACTCCTCAAAGTCCTCCTGAAGTCTAGCTGAACGGACACCCACTTTAAACCCATTCTACGCCCTCTGGAGCGCACCTTGACGTTCTCCCCTACCAACTTACGGGAAGACAGCAAGCAGGCCTCCAGAGGGCTTTTGCGTTGACTCTAACAGATGAATACAACTCACCCTAATATGGTACTGGCGGCAAGAACCAGATTTGCCGTCTTTCTGTACCTGGTATGGCAGCATCTTGGTCTGCCCAAACCTACCAAAATACAAATAGAGATAGCCGACTACCTGCAATATGGTGGACGGCGAATCACTGTTCATGCCTTCCGAGGAATCGGGAAGAGCTGGATCACCAGCGCCTACGTCCTCTGGAGGCTCTGGAATAACCCACAACTAAAGTTCCTGATCGTATCGGCCTCAAAGAATCGGGCAGACGCCTTCAGTACATTCACCCGCAGGCTGATTCAGGAGATGCCTCTGCTGGCCTGTCTGAAGCCTAGTAAGGATCAGCGGGACAGTAACATTTCCTTTGACGTGGGACCGGCGAAAGCAGCCCATGCGCCCTCGGTAAAGTCCGTGGGGATCACCGGCCAGATGACCGGGAGTCGTGCCGATGAGATCATTGCAGACGACATTGAGGTATTGAACAACTCACTCACCCAGGATCAGCGGGAGAAGCTGCTGCACTTTGTGGCTGAGTTTGAATCAATCCTGTCGCCCAACGGATCAATCAAGTTCCTCGGGACTCCTCAGACCATTGAAACGCTGTACCGTCAGACAGAAGAGCGAGGATACGTACCGAGATACTGGCCTGCCCGTGTACCCAAGGCAAGTTCCCTGGATAACTACGGGATCAGACTGGCTCCGTCCATTATTGAGGCAATCCATAACGGTACGGCAGAAGGAACTCCTACAGACCCTGAACGGTTCACTGAATGTGACTTGCAGGAACGAGAAGCGGCTATCGGCAAAAGTGCCTTCATGCTTCAGTTCATGCTGGATACAACCCTCAGTGACGAACAGAAGTACCCGCTCAAGACTTCAGACATCCAGGTAGTGAGTCTGGGAGGACAGCTCTTCCCAGCACAAATCCAGTGGGGCAAGCTAAAAGATTGTATGCTGCGGGACATTCCGTGCATCGGCATGGGCGGCGACCGGTGGTACAAGCCGGTGTTCGTATCCCCTGAATGGCTGGAATGCAGCGGCACGGTAATGACAATCGACCCTGCCGGACGAGGCAAGGACCAGACAGCCTACGCAGTAGTATCACAATTGCACGGAAACCTGTTCGTGAGAGAGGTTGGTGGATTTGCTGGTGGCTATGAGGATGGAACGCTGAAGGCCCTTGCCGTGACCGCAAAACGCTTTAATGTCAATGAGATTGTTATTGAGGCAAACTTCGGTGACGGCATGTTCACCCAACTGTTCACACCGGTATGCTTCAAGATATACCAGTGTGCCATTCAGGAAGTCAAACACAACCGCCAGAAAGAGCTTCGGATCATTGATACGCTGGAGCCTCTGCTGGGATCGCACCGGCTGATCTGTGACCAGTCCTTTGTAGAACGGGAAGTGTCCTCTGCCTTCACCAAGGATGGTCTGAGCGAGGATACCAATCTGAGCACATCCATTCAATACAATCTGTTCTATCAGATGACCAGACTGACCCGTGACCGTAACTCACTGAAGCACGATGACAAGCTGGACGCTTTAGCCATGGCCTGCGGATACTGGGTGGAGGTGCTGGCACAGGATGCCGAACGCCGAACTCAGGACTACCGGGATCAGGAAACCACAAGGGCGCTGGAGGAATTTGTGAGGGACTGCTCTACCGGCAAGGCGGTGGCGCTGGATTACAATACAGGGATCGTTAACCAGTATCTCATTGGTGGAGATATCTGGGGCTGATAAAATCCCCCGTAGCTCCTTGAAAGTAATGGACTTGAGCCAGCTTTCAAGGGGCATTTTTAGTCTCAAAATCAGTAATAATTATCAAAAGCTATAAAGCCCTCACTATCAACCACTCAACCTTTGTGCCCACTCTTGGAGAGAAAAACTAAATTCTCTTTGCCAGGGTTGCTAGTATATCTTATAGTGGTTGACTGAGTGATTACCTATAGAGGACCTACTGAGGGTACCATAGAGGGTTGATTGTAATGGGGGTAAGGGGGGACCTTTAGAGGACCTTATAAGGACCTTAATAAGGCTTATTGAGTACCTCATGAGGTAAATGATATAAATATAGTATTAGAGTATTAATCTGATATTGATTGTATTGTGTATGTATCTATACCTCCCCTTATCCCCATACTACAACAGATAGAGCATCTTATCCGATACATGTATTAAGGCCTTGCTAGGGCAGCAAGACAGACAGAGTAAGTGATTATATAGAAGAGAGCAGAGAAGACCGTATCGAAGACAGGATAGAAGATCGTAGAGAAGACCTTGAGAGGTTTTTGCCAGAAAAATTTGAAACGGTATACGTTAATGGCGTTCGATCCATGTCCCCCATGAGGTCAGAACAAAAGGCTAATACAGTGATGAGGCCGGGCAGTATCTACCATGTATCTACCAGGAGCAGGAAAACAGGGCAAATTGGCAGGCTTTACAAGGGCCGTTTGAGCTCAGGGCATAAGGCAACAACGGTTTTAAATACCAGCAGTATCTACCTAACATCATACTCAAACTGACCTCTGAAGTAGCTTTGTATTGCCCTTCTGAATTGACCTCAAACTGGCCTTGTACTGCTCTTCTTATTTTGGTTATTACTTTGTATTACATGTATTATCTGCCCCGGGCCTATTGCCTGGGGTTTTTTTGCGTTTTCATCTTATATTCAATTAGGTCTCCCTAATTATGTATAAGTTGCCCTGTTTTGCGTTTTTATTGGGAATGATTACTAAATTTGATTCCAAACTGTCCAGGTCTCAATTTCCCAATCATAGACCTTATCATCAAACAGAAAAAACTTGTACTTGATAAACTCACTACGACTTGGTTGATATGCAGAGTAAGCAGTGGGGTTATTTCCAAAACCTTTAGGTAAGTAGGTAGATACTACATAAGGGCTAAATTTGCGCTCATTAACCCAGGCTATTTCTACTGAACGCTCATTTTTAAAATACACTTTAGGTACCTTATACTTAAATGTACCTTTTAGCTGATATTCACTTTTACCTAGTTGCCTGTCCATAAAGCGAATCTTGCTAAATTTAATCTCAGCAAGGCCCAAAGAAAACAAATCAGCAGCGCCGTATCCTGTCCACTTTAAGGCCGCTGTAGCGTTATCATCTTCAGGCCTGGGAACAAGAGATTTACAGCCGATCAGCAGGGAAGACACGAGGCCACATAATAATATTAAAACCAGGGCTTTAAAATTGATCACTTTTCAGTCTCTTTTCTGAATCTTTTCTTTTAATTCCAAAGCATACGTTAACACTTTGCTTTTATCAACCATTTGCAGGCCTTCCAGCGCCTCAAGAATCGACTTTGTTATACTATCCATATCATTGCAGGGGGTGAGGTTATCAGGGCCTAAAAATGGCCTCAAATGCGGCTCCAATTTTGACCATAGGACAGATTGTATTTTGTCAACCTCTGGCAGTTTGTACCATGTATTACGATGTATCCCAGTTAAGGCGACAAGCGCAGGTATTCCACCAGTTGACGCCATAAGCTGCTTTATTGCAATTTTCTGTGCATTTGTAAGCTTCATTTTATTGTCTCCCTGGATAATATACATGCCTTTGTCAAAAAATAAATCGAAACTTTTTTGAGCTCAAATTTATATAAATGCACAAAAAAGCACACAAATGATATTGACAGCACACAAAACCTCTGCTATTCTTTATACCATGCAAGACAACGTGAGTTAATCAAAACCAAGACAAACCTAAGAAGGAACACGAAAGAAAATGGACAACAAAGAACTTTTAATCACTGCAAAGCGCCTCATTGAAAACAATGAGTATGAGGCAGAAAGCCACCGCAAAACGATGTTGCAGTTCATTGAGGCAATGACGCCTTTGGTGTTTAAGTCTGAAGCCCGTAAAGGCGCTTTTGATTTATGCAGATGGATACAATCCGCTGCTGCAACTTCAAAGGAAGACAAGCGCAGAGTACTTCATAATGTTTTTGTTGGTGAGAATGAAACATGTGCAACCAATGGTAGGATTTTGCATGTATATGCAGGGAGATTAAACGGCTTAAATTCTGGCATATACTCTGTGCCAACTATGCAGCAAGTCACTGATGTAGGTACCTACCCTAATTATAAGCAGGTCATACCTACAAAGTATGTAGACTCTTGTGAGATATCAATCACCAACTTTGCATGTCGTAATAATACAATGATAACGCTTGCGGATAATGGTGATGTAATCAATAACGATACTAAAACTGTAGTTGGCCGCCACACTCTGCGCAAATGTACTAATCTGGTGATTTTTTTTCTGAAGCAGCTTGCTAACTCCCTGGATAAACAGACAGGCACTTTTAAGATGTCCATAGCCGGGAATATGGACCAGGAAAGATCTTCAGTTTGTCGCTTTGATATAAACAAAGATTGCTTTGCTATTGTGATGTCTTGCATACCTACAACTAAAGCTTAACACAAATTAAGGGGAGATAAAAATCATGGATAGCATTTTAACACGTAACCAGGTTAAGAAGTTCAACAAGTCAATCCGCTTTGAGGGCAAGCCTGCTAATATCGTTTGTGAAGTCCGCTATGATGACCAGTGCGGCAACGGTCACAACTCGTTTAGCATTACAGGCCATGTACGGCTTGTGGGCGGTAAAGATTGGGAAATAGGCGGCTGCATTCACGAGGAAATAGCAAAGCACTTCCCGGAGCTTGCCCACCTTATCAAGTGGCATTTATTTGACAGCAACGGGCCCATGTACTACCTGCAAAACACCATGTATCACGCCAGTGATAAAGATTGTCACGGCTACCGCAAAGGTGAGGCTTGTTCCTGGAGTCAGTTTATAAAGTTTGGCGACTTCCCTATGCTGTTTCCTGCTGGTAAAACGCTACGGGCTTTAGTGGAGGCTAGTAAAGGCTCTCTTGCTTTTTGGCAGGGCCTGGAGATTGTACCCATTGACCACAAAAAAGACGATTACCCATTTAAGCCCAAATACAAGTTTACTTGCATGAATACGGTTACAGAGTGGCATCTGTGTCCCTTTGATACACTCCAGCAGGCAGAAGAGTTTAAGGCGGCTGCAATTTGGTGTAATGGGTGCGTTGAACTTGTCACCTTGCCGGACGATTACAGCCTGGGTAAAACTCCAGACTTAGAAGCTGCAAGGGCCTGCGCTGTATGGCCTGAAGCGACATTAGAGCAACTCCAGGACAAAGAGCAGCTTTTAGCTCGCTTGCCGGGACTAATTGAGGCCTTCAGACATGATATAGAGGCCCTGGGCTTTACCTTCTAA